CGGCACTTGTTCACCGCATCGCAGCAGGAGGATTGAATGACTAAATTCACTAAATCACAAATGACTAACCAGCAACATCCGATCACCCCACCGCTTTTGCTGGTGAAGCAGTGGGTTCGTGCAAGCCCCCTGCTGCATTCAGATAACTCGTGGGCGTATGAGCTGTTTATCACGCAGCAAGCCGCCCGCTGGGGCGCTGACCAGGAGCTAGAGGCTTGCGTGGAATGGCTACAAGATCCTGACCTAAACGTGGATACCTACAAGCTAAAAGCAGCCCGCCGCCCCAAGCCGCCGAGCCTGCAGAAACAGGCCTATGACGCATTAGACACCTACATCTACGGCGAACCTGATCCTCGGGACAAGGAACGCACGTACAACATCATCCGCAAAGCACTGGAGACACTCGATGACTAACCAACCACCACCGCCTGAAATGTTGCAGCAATGGACAACTGAATACTGGGGCAATCCTGGAGAAATTATTGGTAACGGTGAGCGGTACATCGCCACCAAAGCCGCCCAATGGGGCGCAGACCAGGAGCTTGAGGCGTGCTGCGAATACCTCACATCTCGCGCCGCATGGGATTCCGTAGATGTTCAGGTATTATTTAACCATCGCCGCCCCAAGCCGCCGAGTTTGCACGAGTTAGCACTCCAGATGTTGGACACCATCGAACGTGATGCCCACTATCTACCGGAGATTACCGACACCATCCGCAAAGCACTAGAATCACAACCCTCCTAATCAACATCACTAATGGCTTTGCAAAAATCCCATAAAAATAAAGTTCGGTTGTTTATTTTGCGCCAACTATACGAATCTGAAAGGACGAGGAATAGTCTTCATCTCCTTGCCTCCGCACATGGCATGGATTCATTCGAAGCTATGGAGTTTTATGAAAACGAAGTAGCGCGAATTGATAAACTATTCAACTATCCTTTAACCTCGCAGTATACCGATCAACTAACACCATGACCGACTACAAACAACTGTGCACTGAGTTGCTTGATTGGTTAAATTTCTACAATTTATTCTGCAACACGGACGTCTCAACTGAGCAACTAAACAGAGCCGTAGCTTGCGCTGATAAGGCCCGCGCCGAGCTGGCCGAGCCCGAGGGGCCGACGGATGAAGAGATCATGGAGCTAATGCCACAGCAAATGCGCGATGATTTAGATGCCGCAGCACGTGCGTTGTCGAGTTTTGATCTCAACTACGTCAGGGCCGCTTCCGTGTTTCGTATTATTCTCAACCGCCATGTTGTAGATCACGCCCGAGCCGTACTCACCAAATGGAGCCACCAATGACTAACCCCACCCCCCTGAGCCCCGCCGCAGATGCAGTAGAGGACGCTGCTTACAAGGCCTGGATCACCCAGGATGACTCACGCAGCATTGCCATTAGCACCCTCTTGGCGCTTGCTGATCAGGCTGGCTCCATGAAGCACTGGCACGTTGATCAGCTCCGCACCATTGCCGCCGAGTTGGAGGGTACTAAATGACTGAATTCACCCCACCGCTTTTGCTGGTGCAGCAGTGGGTTCGTGCAAGCCCACTGCTGCATTCAGATACGTCGTGGGCGTATGAGCTGTTTATCACGCAGCAAGCTGCCCGCTGGGGCGCCGACCAGGAGCTGGAGGCGTGTGTGAGTTATGTGGATAACATGATTAGCGGTAACAAAGCACGGGCTCTTCGCGCCGCCAGACGCCCCAAGCCGCCGAGTTTGAAGGAGCAGGTGAGCAAAGCACTGGATCGTGTGCCTGGACCAGGATCGGATTCTGCCTACCTGCGTCAATGGTCAAGAGCCGAAGCAGCTTCTCTGATCAACGATGTCCGCCGCGCACTGGAGGCACTGCCCAATGACTGATTTCCGTGAACTATGCGCCGAGCTACTGGAATGGGCTGAACGCACCAGCAGCCACTACTTCATACAGGCTGACGTAGTGCTCCGCGCCCGCGCCGCCTTGGCTGAGCAGCCGGTGGGGCCCACCCTGATGAAACGCGCCTTAGCCGGTGATACCACCGCCGCTAAGCAATTCTTGCATGAGGCGGGCTTCACCGACAAACAGGGCCAATGGCTGCCGCAGTATCAACCAATTCCCGAGACCACCAATGACTAAGCCCCGATCAGTCTTCTTTCAGAAAGGCAATGAGCGCATTGTCATCTGGACAAACCACACACGCTGGACCGTGACCGATATGGTCGCTGGTGGCACAAAGCGGTACACCAAGCAATTAGCAATGGCATTGTCAGCATCGCTAATGGCTGAAGGATATGAGACCACCGTCCATGACTGAACTTTCCCCCGCCGCGCAGGCAGTGTTGGATGCTATCAACAAAGGACTTGACGAAGCTCCTTGGGACGTAAGTTTTTTGGCAGGTGCTAGTGCCGCCGCCGTCCTACGTGCTGCTGCGGATCGAGTGGCGCCGTCTGACTCCAACGAACCACGAAACTACCTGCCCGCATTGCTGGAGTGCCAACGCATCCGTTCAGAGCTTCTGGCCATTGCCGCCGAGCTGGAGGGTGCTAATGGCTGAACCATCGTGGCGCCAGTTAGCGGCTATTCCCGAATCCAAATTAAAAGCGCAAATCCTAAACGCTTGCGGCATCGAGCCTAATATCACTGGCATCAGCCGTATATTTCACGCAGGAAATATACATATCCACGCCAGCTCATTACCTGGCCTTAATGATGACAAGGTATGGTTTACGTTGTATCCTGCGCCAGGTACCAAGGCCTTTGGTAGTTCAAAGGAGCTATTAAAAGCATTGCGTTGGCCATCAGGTACACCAACAGGTGACGCATTACGCAAATGGTTGTCTTACTATAAGGATGTTGATGATTCTACCTTTGTGGATATTGGTATTGGTGGATTTGAAATGGAAAACGCAAGAGGAGAAGACTAATGTCAGGAGGTCATTTTGGCAATGGTTACGAGTATTATAGAGTTCAACAGTTTGCTGATGAACTTGAAATAGAAATTCAAAACAACAATAAACCAGATGAGTATGGATGTGTTCAAGAATATGGTCCTGAAACCATCCAGTATTTAAGAAAACAACTTTGTCTGATGCGTCAAACAGCAGAGATTATGCGTGCCTGCGACTACTTATACTCTGGAGACCACGGAGAAGATAGTTTTATGGAAGTCGTAAAGAAAATTGAAGAATCATATAAATAGTTAATAACATTTTAACATTGCAACTGAACATGGCTCATGAAAATAAAAGTAGTCAGTGATTTACACTTAGAAACGTGTTGCCAAGGGCACGGAGTTCCTGACCTCGGCCAAGGTGATGTTCTCATTCTTGGCGGAGACATCCTCTGCGTCCGACACTTCAAGAAAAGCGGCACTCTCCAAAAAGTCTATAATGACTTTCTAAGGAATTGCGCCGACAACTTTAATTGGGTTTTGTATATCACAGGAAACCACGAAGCGTATGGATACAACTACGAAGGAACCTGGAACGTTCTTAAAGAAAGTCTTCCAAAAGGTGTTCACTTGATGGAAAATAGTGTAATAAAAATTTCCGATTGGACATTCCTTGGTGCGACTTTATGGACTGATTTTCGCAATGAAAATGCTTTAGAGATGATGGAAGCTTCTCAATGCATGAACGATTACAAAGTTATTCGTATTGGCTCCAACTATCGCAAACTAAATCCTGATGACACCTTGGGATTCCACAGGAAGTCTAGGCAGTTCCTTCTGGATACCTTACCGACACTTAAGAATCAAAAAGTTTGGATTTGTACTCACCACGCGCCATCGCACCAATCAATTCACCCAAAATATAGAAGTTCTGGCATTGCTAATGGCGCATACGTAAGTGACCTCGATGATTTAATTTTGTCTCATCCTCAAATTAAATACTGGTCACACGGTCACACACATGAAAGCTTTGATTACAAGATTGGCGATTGTCGAGTAGTTTGCAATCCTCGCGGATATTATAACGGATTTAATTCAAACGACTTAAATCCAAACTTTAATGCTGATCTTAAAATTATTTTAAATAAATGAAAGATCAAAGCATGTTATCATGTATCAACCACGTCGTCAAATACATCGTTTTCTCCTGTCCAAGACACAGCAAAATTAATTAAAAAGTTCACACCGTTAAGTCACGGGTGTATCCAGGAAGCAAAGGAGCGTTACGCTCTTGCATACGAGGAATCAAACGTTGTTCCCCAGGCATAACGGGTTCTTTAAATACACTTTTACCTCCTTTTATAGAAGTATCTTTAAACATATCTTTACCTAAACCAGCAAGTAACTCAGGGTTTTCCAACAAGTATGCAGTTAAAAAGTCAAAACCAACGTCGTTCACGTAACTAAAACAACTTCAACAATTATAACACTAATATAAAAAATTTGTTTTCTTAACAAATCTTAAGTACTGAAAATCTAAAATTATTCTAAAGACATTCTTGCGGTCCCTACAATTCCTATACACTGTTCATGTCAATGGACTTTTTAATGGACTTCCACTTCAACTACGGGGGAATGACCCTCGACAAACCCGAAGCAGCAGCATTGCTTCAAGCTTCTTCATCTGACACGCAGCTTTTTGAAATAGACCTACGTAAGCTCATTGATGTCCAATTAGCGGACAGCGACAAGCTGTTCAAACTCAGCGTTGATCAGCAGAACCCTGCCCTGGCATCGCTGGCGTTCAAGCTGGCTACAGCGAATACCCCCACGATGTCCAAGGCCACTCACAAGGTGGTTATTACAGACAAGGCACCAGTACCAAGCTCCACCAGTCAAATGCTTGGTATGGAGCCCCTTGAGATCATTGCAGACTTAAACAAGTCCGCGTGTTACCGCAGCGTGGGCACAGCCGTGCTGTTGCACTATGCAAACACTTCTGATCCCCGAGCAATGCGGGACATTGCCAGTGAGTTTGTCAACGACTGTCTGACAACTCACAAGATAAAGAAGACCTCGATCGCCTTCCGTGGTTTTACTCAAGGATCCGGCGGAAAGCTGGAGCCCGTCGATAACACACCCAAGATCCCACGCCGGGATACATACCCTGTCAGCCCGATTTATATCTCCCTCCGCGAGGGTCTGATCTACTGCGAGCGCCACGGGTTGCTGTCCGTCCGTCAAAACTACTCGGTCGGATCCATCCGCGCCGACGCTGGCCCGATTGCGGAAAAGCTAAAACGGATGTACTACACATTTAAGCTGACCGACAAGGGCAACGAAGTTAAAGAGTACTGGGGTGATATGGAATCTTTCATTGTTAAGTTCTTTAAATCCCGTCACGTTTGATCATGACTTCAATCTTTGAACAAAGCAAGCTGACACCGGCTGCTGAAGAATGCGTTTCAGGCATAGCTGAAATGCTGCAAGAGGGATTTAAAGAAGGTCTGACAGCACACGAATTGCACTCGTGTATGCGGTTAGCCGTATTGAGGGAAGTGAACAAACATATAGACGAGGCAACTAATTACAGTATGTTGCTACGGAAAATAGATGAGCCTAACCTGAACCGCCTTGTGGAGGAAGAAGACGAGGAGCAAGAAGAGGTGGAGGAAGAGGAAGAACCCGACCCGAACGACGTATATTGACTTTATAGTAAGAGGCGTCCTCGCCCTTCGGGCTGCGGGGGCGCCTTCACTATGTATAACCAAACTTCTAATGAACATCAAGTACATAACGACACCATCTGATTACACCGATTCCATTCAACTTCTAACCGGATACACAAAGCTCTGTCTTGACTTTGAGACCACGGGGCTCCAGGCCAGCATTGCCAAACCTCGACTGCTGCAGCTATGTGACTCAGATCCTGTTGTCGAGGACCGCACCGTTTACGTATTCGACTTATTTAAAGTACCCGCTGACTTATCCCTGAAAGACTTGATCGAGTCACGGGAGATGATAATCGGACAAAATTTAAACTTCGATTTACAGTTCTTACTTTCTTTAGGCATTGACTTTAAAGGTAAGATCTTCGACACATATGTAGCCGAGCGGATACTACGTGCTGGTTTTAAGGAGAAGCGCATAAGCCCTGTGGCACAGAAGCCTTACTTTGCTGACGTATCTTGCAGCTTGAAATCAATAGCCTTACGTCGTCTTGAAGTAGAACTCGATAAAGAACAGCGTCGAACAGATTGGTCCCAACCAGATCTGACGTTGGAGCAAATCGAATACGCTGCTACGGACGTTGACATTCTCCCACGGATTGCCGCAGACCAGCTAGAAGAACTCCGCGAAGAAGCTCTGACTCCTATATACAGTATTGAATCTAGGTGTATCCGTCCGGTTGCTTTGATGTGCTACACCGGATTTGGTGTTGATGTTACAAAACTAAAAGGATTGCGGGTCACCCTAGAGGAAGATCTTCGTCTAAAAACGGAACAGTTTATTACGGAATTGGATTCAAGGCTGCCTGACGAAAATAAACTTCCCAGAAATGCTGAAGGTTTGATTGCGATCGGAAAGAAACCAAAGAAAGAGTTTAACCCAGGAAGTCCAGTTCAGGTAATTGCAGCTTTTACAGCTTGCGGAATTTCACTGCCTGAGGATTTGACTTCAGGTAAGCCCACGCTCAGTCAAATCGCTTTGTCTGAGTTTGACAGCGATGATCCGACGATGGCGTTGTATAGGGAAAGGGCAAAAATAGAAACAAGGCTAGAGCACATAAGTAAGCTTATTAATAACATTAATCCTGTAACTCACAGGATTCATTCTGGATATAACCAGGTAGGCGCCAACTCTGGACGTTTTACTAGCAGCGGTGCTCCTAAGACAAAGGTAAAAGAGGTAAAGTCAGTATTTTCCGTAAACATTCAACAGGTTCCTCGATCGAAAAACTTTAGAGAATGTTTTGTTGCAGCTCCGGGTTTCAAGCTTGTTATTTGTGACTGGGCTCAGATTGAGTTGAGACTTGGAGCAGAACTGATTAATATTCCTCAAATGAGGCAGGCATTCATAGACGACATAGATTTACACACATTGACAGCTAGTTTAATATATAAGATAGCGATTACAGAAGTTACTAAAGAGCAACGACAAGAAGGAAAGACTCTGAACTTCGCCTTATTATATGGGATGGGTTATCGCAAATACAAGACATATGCCGCACAGAGTGGTAAGATGTTAACTTTATCCGAAGCCAAAGTAGCTCACGCAGCATTTCATTTGGCCTACCCACGGCTGAGAGCTTGGCATCACGAACGGGCAGCTTTAGTGCAAGATGGATGGGCTTATGTCCGGACGGCTTGCGGAAGGCGCCGTCTGCTGAGTTATGACGACGCGACGATGATGTGTGCTGCAAACACGTTGGTTCAGGGGAGTGGAGCTGACATACTTAAGATTGCAGTAGCAGAGCTAGGTACTCATTTAAATGACAACGTTAAGCTAGTGGCTTGTGTTCATGATGAACTAGTACTAGAAGTAAGAGAAGATCTAGCAGAAGATTATAAAAGTATCTTGGAGAGAACTATGGTTGAAGCAGCAGAAAAAATACTATCATCGGTACCAGCATCCGCCGACGCATCAACCGGAGATTCATGGGCAGCCAAATAGCCGAACTTATTAAAATTCCTGACAAAACTAAAAAAGATGTATTTGCTATCCGAACACAACTGGGTTACCACGGCGGATTTCGTATCGATGCGGAGGTTTACCTGACCGAAGAGATGTTTGACTCTGCCTTACGCGCAGCAAACAAAGCAAGATCTCTCAAAAAAACATTTGTTAAGTCTGTAAATATTAAGAAAAATGAAACCTCCAAAAAAATGACTAAACTTGCTACGACCCCTCGTTTATACACAGAGGCCGAGATGGCTTCCCACTCCAAATTGAAGTTCAAGGAGACGTGGACCATCATGTCTAAGGATGGACTGTACGTCCACAGCTACTTACAAAATAATAAAGTGGCGGAGTACTCTTCCAACAGAACCAAAGCAGAGATATTTAAAACATACGAAGAAGCTTTGTTCAGGTTAAGGACACTGGACATGATCAGCCCTAAACGTCACGTTTTAAAACGGTTTATGGTCGAAAACATTGATCCGTCTAGTTGCTAAGATAGAGCAGATCTTATTTGCGGTTATGCGGTTTGCTGGAGATACTTTTAGTCGTGCTGAGTCTTCCGACAGAGGTAAGGAAGATTCTCTGTTAACTTCATATTTTCCGGGTTTGCGTAACGTATACAAACCTAAATTTAAAATAAAAGCTAAGAACCCTTTGGGCACAGAGGAAAGCTCTTCTCCGTCCACTGCTGCTTAATTCCTTTAAACCAAGTACAAGTAAATGGCGTTTAAGTTAGCTGGACAAACACTAAAAGGTCCTTTTAGCGCCGGGGAAACACTGTACCCTGCGAATTGGCTTGCGCTATCAACACCAGAAGAACGAAAAAACATAGGCATAACTGAGACTCCCGATACTCCTGCTGCCGAGGATAAACAAGAACCCATTCGATTTGCAGGTGACACCGAATCTACACAAAGTTCGGACAGTACAGACACGTCAACTGAAACCACCAAACCAGAGTTTGGGCCAGGTAGTGACGCAGAGTGGAATACTTTCTTAGAAGCTGTAGGATCGGGTTTCGATGGAGGTGAACCTAAAGAATTTGCTGGGCAGCGTTTTTTTACTTCTGAAAAAGGATTAGCTTACAACAAACCAGAAAGTGGACACGGATCTGCGCTCACTTTTGGACATAAAGGTGATGAACCTGTCCAAGCTCCTGTTGAAACGCCACCAGCTCAAACACCTGCCCTAACAAAACCTGTTGCTGCTGCCACGCCGTCAGCGGGAAGTGCTGCAGGAGTAACTTATAAACAGCCAGAAGCGTATAAAGCAGAAGATAACAATATAGATTGGGGATCATCAGAACCAGACTACACCCCTACTGTAAACGTACCGTTTAAAGATATAGTAAGTCCAGTTCCAAAAGATGAAGAGACCAAAGTAGAAGAAAAACCTGCTGCATCTACGCCTACTGCACCTGCCAAGACACCAGAAACGCTGGCCATGTCTAGGTTTGTCGATCCCGCCACGGGGCGTCACCTGTACACCAGTAATGTCGGGGAAGGAAACTCAGCTGGACTTTCATCCGAAGGTCAAGCATTTCAACTATTTAAAGACTCAGGTCAGGCAACCGAAACTTCAGATGTTTACAGATTGTTTAATCCGACAACAGGGGATCACTTCTACACTGTCTCAGCAGCTGAAAAAGATGTTGCGGCGAATGCAGGATATAACGTAGAAGGGTCTGTTGGTGCAGCTTATACGGCACCTTCCGAAGGTTCAACAGCTGTTGACCGATATTTCCAAGCGGCTACTGGACAGCATTTCTACACAAGCGATGCAAAAGAAGCTGCAAATCTGGGTTCACTTGGCTTCCAAAAAGAAGGAGTGGCTTTTTATACACCTAACTCCTCTCAAACTCCCGGTCAGACGGCTACCGAGAGTTCCAATCAAGCCTCGGCACCGGCTGCAGCAGCACAAAGTCCTGCTCAACAATACTGGGAAGCGACCAACTCCGCACCAGCAGCGGCGGCGGATGAAGAGCCTAAATTCAATGGATATTATGATCCAGACACAAACGCATACTATAGTTACACTCCTTACAACGATTAAATAATATACTCTATGAGTAATGATAAAGACTATCAACTTGAAGTAATAAAAAACAAAAAATTTGTAACGCTTGCTCTAGAAGCTAGTAACAGTAACCACGCTGTGGCTCAAGCGGAGGATATTTGTCGTGCATTAGATGCAACTTCATTTAACTTACGATACACAAAGTACAAAGAAACTCCGTTAGCTATTTTATTTAAAAAGTTGGCTACAAATATGTATGATTACAGAACGTGCGAACCTTGGACAGAAACTTTCAGCAATAATGTTCCATGTATCTATGTATTTAGACAACGGTACTACGTCCGAAATTTGATCCTTAAATACTTAGATATACCTAGAGAGGGAGTAGTGGCTCGCCCAAGCTGCAATTGCAAATCTTGCATAAACCCATACCACTTCTCGTACAAATCCGGAAAAAACTCAAAATTAACTGGCGCGGACACCAATATGCTCCTAGCATTTCTAGGCCAAGGTTCTGGGGTGACCCAGGCTGCCAAGGCACTAAAAGTCCATCGTTCAACTATTTACCGGAAACTAAACCGTGAATGTCTTTCTACTCGGTCTGACGATCACAGATCCAGCTCAAGAAAATGAAGGCGTAATCAACGTCCTAGCTGACTCTCTTCCATCCAACGAAAAACGTGTACACACCAAAGTTCAACTGCTACAAGACAAAAACCACTACGTAGGGAAACTGCTTCAGGATCTTAAAAAATCAGACACCGTGTTAGCAATTGGACCCACGCGGCCAACGCTAGACGGAGTTCTTCAGATGCAGCCGATGCTGGTTGTAACAAGAGATAACTTCGATGATCTGTTGGCAATCAACTTATTCATTGCGACGGGTGGTCTTGGACCCAAGTCCGATGAGGTTGAACTGTCAGACACAACAGTAACCAACAGGTCTCTTGCTTGGCAGTCTGAAAACTCAGAAACTAACTGGATAAAACTGACAGCTTGGGCCGAGCTTTCTAAGCAACTCTCAGAGCTAGCGCCCGGAACGCCCACGATCGCCGTCGGTAAAGTTTCTACAAGCGAAAAAGACGACAAAAACTACCTAAACTACACTCTGGACAAAATCCTCTACCTTCCCAAATCTACGAAGTCCGCACCCAAGAAAGCTGCTGATCCTGAAAAAGGTAAAGTAGCCGCTGCGGCTATTGGTTCTATTGATTTCTCCCTCTGATCTAGGTATCTAACTATGGTATTTATCGCTGGCAACTTTTCTGAAGACGAGATTCTCGCTAACGTTCCTCCTCACACACTTCGCATTGATCTTCAAGCTCGTCGCTGGAAGTCAGACGTAGACTCAGACTCTGCGATTGTGGATGCGAACGACAACGGGATCCCCATTGAGTTCATCCTCATAGGCTTTACGCCTTACTTCGGCAACTTAGGGATGCGGAACCAAGAGGAGTTTCTACGCATCGCTTTTATTGGTGTGTCCCCGAACCATCGGCTGCTCCCGCCACGCTGTGTAACCACGGCGATGATTTCTGGTAAATCCAGCCAGAAGAACTTTATCTCTTACTTCCAGACCCTGTATAACAACAGGATTAACTGTGCCTCCGTGGTAACGAGCAGCAAGTTTGTAACGAAATCTTTCAACGAAAGGGATCCTGTTACAGGTGCT